GAGGTGTCGACACCGTTTGCCTCCATCTGAGCCAGGAGGTTGATGGAGCCCTCGAGGTCGAGGCCCATCTCCTTGAGGCTTGCGCCATTGGTGGCCAACGAGCTCTGCAAGGTGTCCATGGAGATGCCGGTGCCCTGGCCGGCGACCGTCATCGCATCCAGGACGAGGCCGACCTGGGAAGTATCCACCCCAAACTTTGCCATGATGCCGTCGACCGTGTTGATCGCGGTGCTGACATCCGTATCGTTGATTTCCGCGAACTTAAGAAACGATTCAGAAACGGAGGAAAGGTCATCGCCGACCAGCCCGAATCTCGTGTTAACGTCACCGATCGCCGTGCCGGCATCCGCAGCAGAGACGGCCATGTCCCCGAAGACCGTCTTCATGGAGTCCTGGAGTCCTTCCAGGCTCTCGCCGGTCGCTCCGGTCTTGGTAACGATAATATCGAGGCCCTCGTCGACCTCGTTGAAAGCTGCGACGGATGCCGCACCGACCGCCACAATCGGAGCCGTAACGTAAGTGCTCAGACCCTTGCCGGCAGTCTGCATCTTACCGGCGACGACATCGAGCTTTCCAGCCATCTCGTCAAGCTCGGCCTTCCAGGCATTGATCCCGGTGACGTTGCCCAGCTCGTCATTTACTGCGTTGAGCTGAGTCTCGGCATTATAGAGAGCCTGTTTCCACTTGTTCGTCTCGGTCGCGTTCTCGCCGTAAGCATTGGTGGCGTGATCTACAGCCTTTTGGCACTCCTCGACCTGCCTCTTGAGGTTCTCCTGCTGCTTCGTCAGCAGCTCAGCCTTGGCCCGGTTCTTTTCCTTGACGCTCGTATCCTTCCCAAAGGTACTCTCGAGCTTTTTCATCTCGGAATCGAGGGTCTTGGTCTGCTCTATGATCCCTTTTAGCTGCTTCCGATACTCGGCCTCGCCGTCGATCTGAATCTTTGGTCCGATATTAACCGGCATAAAGTCACCACCTATCTCAAAGCCAGGACCTCGTCAAAGGTCATGGTCTCTTTTATCTTAGCTACGCCCATATCGACGGCCTTGAGATCGATAAGGTCTCTCAGCTCACCGATGGGCATCAAAAGCGCCTCGGCCCGGCTCAAATGGAACCAGGTCAGCGCGTAGTATTCTAACCACGCGGGGGTCAGCTTGATTTCTTTTTGCTTCCCCCGCTTTTTGCGTTTTTTGACGGTACTGGCTTGACCTTGATGGCCTTGCTTGTGCCCTCATTCATCGCTTCGATGATCGCGTCCCCGCATTCGGTCATATCCGACATGCCCATATAAAGATCGAGCCAGTCTTTATCGACCGGCTCGACTTTGATTCCATTACAGGCAGCCGCCTTGGCGTACCACTGATTAAGCAGTACGATGACGTTCGCCATCTTATCAAGTATTTCAGATGCATCACCGACCATGTAGTCCTTGATGTTGTTCAGGCCACCGGTAATCTTAGAAAGCTCCTTCGCGGCGCCCAGACAGTAATACAGTCCAATCTCTTTTTGCGCGATCGTAATTTTAGCCATGTTTTTCTCTCCCTTGTTTTTAGCCGGAGATACCCAGCTTCGTCTTGAGCGCCGCCTCGGCCGCTGCCTCGGTCTGGTACTCGGTGCCGACGCTTCTCCAGTTATGATTTGTGTCGTCGCTACGATGGATCGATGCAGAGAGCTCCTGGGTCTGCCAGTCGATCTCCTCCTCCTGAGTCGCCGCACTAAGGCCGATCTCGTCAAACATGCACTTGTAAATGAGGATAGGAGTCCAGGACTCCACACCGTCAGACATGTATCTGGCGATAAAACCGATGCCCACATACGGAATCTCCTGATCGTCACCGTAATCCATCCAGTCGCCGGTCGCCGTCGGCAGGCCCATGATCAGCTTTTCGGCTGCGGTCTTAAGACCGTCAACCGTCAGCGTCACAGTGCCAGACGTGAACGTCTTACCGGCGGATTCTGCGCGGACATTATCAGCAAAAAACTCATTATCATCAGACGTCTCTGCCTCGATCGAGACATCGACGCCGCGAGCCAGCACCTGTCCGGACGTATACGAGATCGTAGTGCCGGTGGCGCTGTAGAGTGCAACATACGGCTTGGAAAAGCCAGTGCATACTTTGCCTGCTGCCATCTTTTATCCCTCCTAAAAATTAATGCGCTGCTCGAGCTCGTCGTCGAAAGCCTTAGCCATGGCCTCCTCCGCTTTGTCTTTCGCAGCGCGCGTCGCTTTGCTTATGACCGGGTTTTTGGCCCGGAATGATGTGCCGCTCTCCAGTGATCTCGCGATCATGGTATTGGGCTGGCCCTGTGGCCACGTTTTGGTTTTGATGCTGTTGTAGCCATCAAAGCCGACCTTGACATCGTAGACCCCGCTCTCACGTCTCATCGACGTGATGCCGAGGCTGTCAAGCAGGCCATTTTTCTGAGCCTGGCTCAGACCGGTGATCAGCTCTCCAGGCTTGGCGAATCGGTTGTCAACGGGCACGCCCTCGAGACCCGCTCGGATCTCATCCGTCACAACCTTCGCACCCTCATAGATCGCTTTACCGATCATGTCGTCCGAGGCGTTGGAGATCGTCTCCAAAGACTGGATGTATTTCTCGATTCCATCGCCAACCTTAAACTTGGCCATCAGACCACCCACCAATCCCACGAGTAGTGGATCAGGCCGGTGTCCTCCTCGTACTGCACACCAGACAGAGACCAGCCTCGGGATCCTCTCGTGATTTCGTTGAGGGCCTCCTGGATCCGGTCGATCACCGGATCAAATTCGACCTTGGTGAAATAGTCGATCGTCCCATGGAGCTGCTGCTCCTGCTTCCAGTTGTCCGCCGAAAAGGACTCAGCCTCTCCGTCTTCCATCCAGATCAGATATGGCGCCTTCACGTTGGTCCTCCAGTAATGGAAGACCTTAGTCGCCACCGGCGTCAGAGTGTCCCGGATCTTAATGAGCTTGTAATTAATACTCGTCATCTGTCGCCTCCTCCGGATTGAGATCCTCAATCCGCTCCAGGGAGAGCTCGGTCGCCAGCAGGCCGTCATCGTCGACGACGTGCTGGACCTGGAGAATTTTGTACCATCCTCCCACCGTCTCCCGGGTAAAGGGGTGCAGGAGTGCCCGGTCTCTCGTGGAGATCGAGGCGTCCCTGTCGATCTGGATCAGGAGATCCACCTGATCGTTATTGCCTCTCGCCGTCCAATATCTGGTCACACCGACCGTCCGGACGCCGAAATAATATTCACATCGCAGCACATCCCAAACCGGAGCGGGCATGGCACCGTTCTCGGCCGGGTCGCGCTTCTTAAAGATCGCGACGCTGCCAGAGTCTCTCGTCATGCCTCGTCCTCCTTCATCTTCTCGGAGAAAATCCGATTATTCAAAGCCCACCGGAGCATCCGAGGCATGGGCTCGTCCGTCGCACGCTTCCGGTAGAGATAGGCGGCGTACATGACGACCAGCTGACCGTCCTCGACTGTGTCCGTGAGAGTTGCACCTTCCCGCTCGATCAGTGCCGTCGCGGCGCTTATCAGGTGCAGCAGGTACTCGTCCCTGGACGTATCCGATGGGATAATGTCGAGGTTATATTTTAAAATCGTCAGGATCTGCTTGGAGCTCATGCCTCATCACTCTCCTTTTTAGGCGTTTGCGGTGTCTTCCGCGAAGGTGACGTCCGCTGCCGCCGGGGTCTTGCCGTTGATACCGATGGCCACGAAAGCCTTGCCATCCAGGACCTTGCCATCATAACGAGCCGTGCCCTTGAAACCGGTCTGATCAGCTACCCAGAAAGCATGTTCGGAGGTGTCGATCTTGGTGCCGGCACGCTCAGCCAGCAGGTACAGGTCAAAGTAACCGCCGATGATGACGTTATCCGGAACGAAATTGAGGACGATGATGTCGCCGCCGACAACCGGCATAGCGCCATTGATGCCAGCCACGATAGCACCGGCAGCATTGACCTCGAGGGAGTTCGCCATCAGGGCCGCTCTGGTGGTGTCGTTCATGACCCAGGTTTTCTCGCCGCGGGAATACTTGGAGTTGGTCTTGCCGGAGTCGAGGATCAGGGCCTTGACGAGAGCCTTGTCCGTGACGGATGCGGCATGAGACACAATGTTTCCGGCGTCAATACCGGTCATGACACCGACGGGCATCTTGGTGCCGGTGCCGTAGAGGATTGCCTTATCCAGAGCAAAGCCAATCGCCTGGCCAAGGACAGTGATCAGCTCATCAGCCAGATCAATGTCGGAGTCCTCAAGGACCGCATTGCAGATGCGGAAATAGCCGCCGACCTTGTATCCATCGACCTCGACCTGCGAAAATGCCAGGTTGAGCTCGTTGAGATTGGCACACATCTCAGTCCATACGCCCTCCGGGATGGCTCCCTCGATGACGATGCGACCGGTGCCCGGTACGCGGCGCAGGTTGCAGCGATTGTAGAGCTTAGAATAATCCTCAATATTTTCACGGAGCAGGCCGATCAGGACCTGCGGGATCAGCAGGCCGGCGTTAGTGATGGCTCTCTTCTCCTTCATGGCGGAACGAACCTCGCCCAGGAAAGCCTGCATATCCTCGCGAGCAACAAAAGCCTCGCGCTCCTGCATGCTCATGCGGGTGAAAAAGTTATTACGAGTTTTCATAGTAGATACCTCCGATCTGGTATTTTTTGCGGGAGCAGCTGCTCTCTGCTGAGCTGCTGCCTGAGCA